TATTATAAAAAAGAAATAGCAAAAACTTCCGAAAAAATTGGTGAAAAATCAGAAGAAGAAAAGGCTCGTGAAGCTGATGTGAAAAAGAAAACTGATAAAAAGGAATCAGTTAAAAAAGAAGATACAGATTCAAAACCATCAGAAGAAAAGGAATCAGAACAGGTTTACACCCGGGTAAAATTTGAGGACATCCCAAATAGTGGGAAGGTAAATTTGAAAAAATACCTGTCCGGTAAAATGAAACGCTCAGCAGATGAAGCGTGGGGAGATATTTCAAGAATTGATACTGAGGGTTTGCGTAAAATGGAACGCGGTATGGTTGAGGATTTCAACCGTCAGTTTGACGATCTTCCTAAATCACGTAGAGCAGAAAAATTGTATGCAATCATGAAGGTTAAAGGGGAATTGGCTAAGCGTGATAAAAAAAAACGATGAATGATAATGATAAACAGGCAGCTAAAGATACTTTAAAAGAAGTTCGTAAAAACCAATCGAGTGTCATTAAGGAAGCTAAAAGTATTTTAGATGATGCAGTTGGTGGAAAATTAAAATGGGGAAAAACTGAGGCTGGAACATGGGGTACTTTAGATAATGGTGAAAATGATCATCTTTTAGGGGATTTGAGTCTTGAATTGGAAAAGTGGGGTAACCTGAAAATTTGGGATATGGTTGAAGGTAAAGTGATCAAAACTTTTGGTTCTCAGTCCTCTATGTTTGAGGATTCTATAAAGAAGTTTTTCAAAGAACAGAAAGGATCGGATAAAGCTGACGAAAGTTTATCAGAAAAGAAATCCCGTTTACAAAAGGAGTTGCGTGAAATGGAACAAATTCACGGGCTTCGTGAAAGAGGAAAAGCTTGGAAAGATTACGATGAAAGGGTACAATATCGTAAAGCTATGAATGAAAAACAGCATGAGATTGACGATATTGAAAAGCAGTTATCTAAAAAGTAAAGTACTAGGTTAGTATGATATTTAGGATATCTAGCTTTAATTCCGTACTTTTGTTTGTAAATTTGTATTGTTATTTGTAATAATAAAAAGTAGAAAAATGAAAAAATATGTTTATACCAAAGGTGTTGAAACGGTAACTGTTGAAACTGATGGCTTGGGGGAAATCAATAATTTCATGGTGACCGGGCTTATTGGAAAAAATTACGGTAGTATTATTGAAGCCGGATTGCCATTTAAGATGGGTGACGAAGTGACCATTCCTATGATGCTGAACGCCGCAAAAGTTTGTAAATGTAAGGTTGAATGTTATGAGGGAAATCAACTTATTATTGACGAATCGGTTGATTTCAGTGAGGGTGAACCTGAAATGATTGGAACCATTTTTGGGCTATCACTGGGTGTGGCTTTCAATGAAGCTACTTATAACAGTGTTGTACCTGCCTCATACGTTGAAGAATATCCGTATTCTGAATCAAAAGATTCATTGCTGTGGTTGGTAGCTAAATTTGAAAAACAAGTGGCTGATGAAGCCAATAAGGATGCTACCTATGATGTACAAGTATTTGCGGATGATACACAATTGGAATTCCGAGGCAATGTTTCTTCAATAGGTGAATTGAGTGAGGATAAGAAAACTCTTACTGCCAAAGCATCACAATATTTAATGTTTGAGATTGTAAAAGATTTGGGTATCATGCGGCCTGCCAAAGTAACTTGGTTAAAGATCAGAATGATTTTTAGTGGCCGAGTATATGAAGCTCAAACTTTTGTAACTCCTGGAACAATTTAATATGAGCAGAAAAAGACAGCGTCCTAAAACACAGATATCTACAGGGAATTCAAATCAATTCCCTGTAGAAGATTTTGACGGCATGTCTTTACACGACCTTGAAATACTGGCTAAAGCTGCTCCAATTGCTTTGCGTAATAGGATAGAAAAATCGCTTACGTCAGAATCTTTTGAGGAAGTTGTAAAGGCCCAGTCATTTTTGGCTGAGCAAAGGAAATACGGACGTAAGCTTCCGCAGCCAGACATCAAGTCAATACTTTGGAACCCCTCAGAAATTGGGTTTACTGGTAAGGGATACCGTGATCCTAATAATGGTGTTACTTTCAACACTCTTAACCGCATGGGGGATATTTTTATAATCAAAGCGGTTATTAACACTCGTATTGAACAGGTTCAAAATTTTTTGAAATATAGTAACGACGACCAAAAGCCGGGCTACAAGATAAGGTATAAACAAACCCCCGGGGTAGAAGCTGATGTCAACACTAAGAAGGAAATGTCAAAGGAAGACATGAGAAAAGTGGAGTATATTGTCAAGTTTCTTGAAGATGGGGGTGAAAATGATAAATGGGAGTGTGAAGATAATTTTCAAGAATTCACCCGTAAGGTATTGAATGATTCTTTGAGATTGGATCAACTTTGCTTTGAAGTTGTTCGGGCAAGAAATTTTGAAGTTAAAAAATACCGTGCTGTTGATGGGGCATTAATTAGGCAGTTGGATACGAATGATCCCCGTTATTCCCAAATGTTTGAACAATTCAGATGGCATGGTTATTTACCTCGATACGCGATGGTTTGGGATGGTCAAATTATTCGTCATCCGGTAACAAATGAATATGTAGCCTTTTATCCGTGGGAATTGGGCTATGGTATTCGGAATAAAACTTCAAATGTACTGCGTAATGGTTATGGTTGTAGCGAGCTTGAAACACTTATGGAGATAGTTACATGGGTGTTATGGGGTATGCAGTATAACGGTAACTTTTTTAAACAAGGAAGCCAGCCTAAAGGGTTTATTAATGTAAAGAACCAGAACATTGATGGGGGTACCCTCAATGAATTCCGTCAGGAATGGAAACAAACCATGAGTACTGTGTATAATTCTCATAAAATACCAGTGATTCAGGGCATAGATTTAGAGTGGATAGATTTACAACAGACTAACCGTGACATGGAGTTCACGGAATGGATCAAATTCCTAATGGTTCTTGTATGTGCTGTATATCGTATGGACCCCTCTGAACTGGGTTTTCAATTTCAGGACGCTGCTAAAGTATGGGGGCAGGAAGGACAGCGTGAAAGACTTGATCATTCGAAACAGAAAGGTTTAACTCCACTACTGATATTTTATCAGAATATATTGAATAAATATATTATCAGTGAAATTGATGATAGATTGGAGTTGGTGTTTACTGGTATAGAAATCGAGGATGAAGCTACTCAGGTTGATTTGGATAAAAAGAAATCTGAGGCTGGATTTGTCAGCCTTGAGGATATGTTTGAAAAGTATTCAGGCCGAAAGTTCAATCCTGAAAAGGATACTATATTGAATCAGGTTTACCAATCTGCTCAACAGGCTAAAATGATGGGTGGGGATATGATGAATAATATTGCCGATGAAAATGATGAAACTAGCACAGGAGACCCTGAAATCGATGCAATGTTGAACAAATCGGTGGGTAACCCCATTCTTGAAAAAGCTTTTAGTTTTATTGATGATCAGTTAAAGAAAAAGTAAATGGATATTCCAGTTCCAAAGGTTCCTAAAATTCATCATCATGTTGATCCACTGAGGTATCCTAAAATTCAGGGGCAATATGAAACAAAGGCTAAACATTCTTTTAATGCTGGGCAGTTGTTTGAAAATTTGGTGAAAACGATGGTTGAAATACAAAAGAGTAAAATGTAATGTTGTTCACAGCTACAGATATACAGCGCATATTTAGCAATATTCACTTTACAATAGCGAAATTGATTGCTGAGACTTTGGGTAAGGATTACCTTACTCAAGAAGACATTACGTTGCTTAAAAAGAAAGGTGTGGATTTGGTAAAACTCATTCCTAAATTTCCTTCACATTATCAGGCTTTTTTATTTGGTAAACTGGCTGCTGCTATTGGTCCAAAATCTACTGCTTCTTTGTCTTATTCTGATTTTGAAAAGTTTCTGAATAATATGGGAGCATTAGCACCTACTACAGTTGAGATGGCTTTTTATAAAGTAGCAGCTGACAAAACATATACCCATATAAAGGGTCTAGGGGAAAGAATAAGGAACGATGTTCAGGCTTCTGTAGCATCGGAAGAGTTAAATTTTTTAGCAGCACAGGAAGCCGCTAAAGCGCGAAAAACTATACATGATGAAATATTAAACGGCACATTTGAAAGAAAAGCTGTTAAAAAGATAGCTGCAAATATTGCCCATCAAATGGTTGACTGGGGGAGAGATTGGGGAAGAATTGTTGAAACTGAATGTCAGGATGTATATAATTTAGGCCGGGCGCAGTTTATGTTGACCCAAAATTCTGATCCATTAGTTTATTTTGATGTTTATCCGGGAGCATGCCGTCATTGTATTCGGTTATATTTAACCGGGGGTATTGGGAGTAAACCGCGTATTTTCAGGCTTTCGGAGCTATTATCTAATGGAACAAATTATGGGGTTAAAACTAAAGACTGGAAAGCTACTATTCACCCCGTTCATCCATTTTGTCGTTGTGATTTGAGGTATTTACCAGAGGGGTATGAATGGAATGATGAAACACATCAGTTTGAACCAAAACCTTCTTATAAAGAAAAGGTTGAAAGAAAAGGAAAAGTTAAAATAACCATTGGAAATAAGGAATATATAGTTTAAGATTATGATTATGAGTTTAAGAAAAATTTTGGGTTTGCGCACCGCTGCTGAAAAACTCAGTGAATATCAGAAGTTGAAAGAACAATTAGCTGAATTGGATAAAAGGGGTAAAGATTTAGCAGAGCGATATACTTTGCAAAAATCTATAGTTGATGAAATAGACATTTTACCTGAAAGTAAAAAATCAGAAATTTTAGAACGTCATAAAGAGTTTGTTACACAACATCAGGCAGATGTAACTGACGCTATCAATAAACGGAATAAAATTTTGAAGTCTTTGAAAAAATATCGGGAAGATGAAGAAATCCGTGTGGCCTGTGTTGACATTGATACCCTTGATGTTGCCCGGTTAAGATACCTTTCTGGTAAGATGAATAAAGATTTATATTTCGATATTGTGAAGTCTACAACTGGGGAACCTACAAAGTATGCGGATGTGGTTGCTGAAAATTCAAAAGGACAAATTTGCATTTTACATAGAGTAGAAGATTATGTTCCTACGGGGATGGTTTGTGTACCCGGTGGGCATGTTGATCCGGGTGAAGATTTTCAGACTGCGGCTATTCGTGAGTTAAAAGAAGAAACAAATCTCGACCCACTGCCGGGCACTGAAATAGTAGAATTAGGTGAATATAAAACCGATGATGCACACATTAAGTATTTTAAGGTTTATGTAGATGATGCTCAGCCTGTGACGGTAGATGCAACTGAGCATTGTTTTGCTGAATGGATAGAATTTTCAGAAATTCCAACTAAACCTTTTATTTTTAATCAGGGTGAAAATATTGTTAAGGTGTCACTTCAACCGAAACAATTAGAGGCCATAATGCCTATTATGAAAGCCCTGTATGAGGGCCGTATGACCCCCGAGGCATTTGTGCCAAGCTTTTCGGGCTTGATTAAAAAAGCAATGACTACCGAAGATGAAAAACCATTGCAACCCGAATCACTGGAAGGTGGGGTTAAAAAGAATGTCACATTTTTAGCTCGTGACCCTAAAAGGCATGTGGATAAAATTATGAAGGCAATCAGCGGTAATCGTGAAATGACGGTTAATTCAGAATTAAAATTTGAACAGCCTATAAATGTTTGTGAAGTCAAATACCGTGATGAACCGGAAGATAACCAGTTGACAGAAGTAACTGTTATTTTTATCGGGGAAAATAACGATATGGAATCATTAATTGGCAATATGCGTCGTGGATTAATGGGGGGTGAATTACATATTAAAACTCCTCATGAGGATTTCATGGCAGTGAATGAACTGGGTACAGATTACGTTGGAGAGCCTGTTTTTGTTTCTCTATAAAGAATTTGTATTTTTGCTAAAATTTTATAGGAAAAATGGAGGCTTTAAACGATTTTAATTTTTGGTTACCTTTAGATTTAGAAAAGTCTAAAGCTGAGGATTACCCCCGTGGAGATGAAAGGCGTTATGAGAATATGGTGTTTGAAGGAATAGCCAGTGACGACAGTAAGGATTATCAGGGTGAATCGATGGAGCCTAACGGATTCATGATAGACTATTTTTTGAAACATGGGCTTTTTAATTTAGATCATTTAACCGTAAGAGCTAAAGAATTAAAAAGTAGATTTTGGATAGGGGAGCCATTAGATGGTAAAATTATCAATAATAAATTTTGGGTGAAAGGAAAACTTTGGAAAGAATCACCGGAAGCCCGGGCTTTTTGGGATAAATGTATCGAAATGAAAAATAGTGGATCAACCCGTAGGCCAGGAATGTCTATTGAAGGTAAAGCTTTAGCCCGTGATCCTAAAAATGAAAAACATATTACAAAAGCAATTATTAATAATATTGCTTTAACAATGACCCCAGTGAATTTTAATTCATACGTGGATTTAGTGAAAGGTGTTCAGGTTCAGGACTTTATTCCTACTAGTGATAGGCCAAATAGGGGTGGTTACCCGTCTATTATGTTTGAACAGACGGTTGGAGATAAACGAGTAATTATAGATTCAAACTATAATATACGGGAAGAA